GGTCTTTTGCAGGGTCTAATTCTTTTTGTGGCGTAGGCTCGGGTGCGGCAGGCTCCCCACCCATTATGCGCTTAACGGTTTTCTGCACAACGGCAGGGTCGGTGCCATCAGGAAACTCTAATACTCGCCCATCGGCTAATTCAGCTCTCATCATATTAAGTTACCTTGAGCGTCAAATTTCATCACGTTTGAACTGGATTCTGGCTTGCCTGTTGGATACACGGATGAGTACGCCGTATCTATAACCTTCAAGGACTTATCAATCTGGTCGATAATTTTATTTACTTCTTTTCTGTATTGAGGGGTGCCTTGCACTCTGGATAATGCAGCCATGCTATTCTGGAGTTTTTTGCCCTCCGCATCAGATACATTACCGACAGCGCCACCAGTTTTAGATGCTTCACGCATTGACTGTAACGCACTAATGAAAATCTTAGATTGAACGCTCTCTAATTTTGCCTGAGCATTTATCGAGTCCTCAGCTACACTCGGGGTTCGCCCGAAGACAGCCCCAGTTATACCGCTAAGTCCTTTGTGGTCACGCAGCTCTTCAAGCGCAGTTCTTAATGTGCCGAGGTTATTCTTTATCGTATCTTTACGGAGAGTTTCTTTCGGTTTGTCTCGATTAATTTGAACTTGCATCTCAGCATCTTTAATCTTCGCTTTTAGCTTATCCTCTCTTTTCAGTTTGGCGATAAGCTGTGCATCAGTAGTCTGTCCTGCGATTTTAGCTCTATTAGCCGCATCAGCAGTGACAGGCAAATAAGGTGTGCCATCAGCTTTCTTGATTGTTTCCCACCCATTCTTCGTTCTGTCTAAAAACCCCTCGCTTGAGGATAAAGGTCTATTCCCTCTTCCTAAAGACACAGGCTTCTGATTCTTCAATTGCTGCAACATTAATGCCTGAACAGCTTTATTATCCTGTAAATGAGGGTCGGTAGCGGCTTGAGCCATTGCTCCCACAGGGTCAGCTTTTACTTCTGGCGACTCTAATCCAGCCATATTATAAGACTCTGGAGTACCTTGCATTTGAGTCATTACGTCAGCAATGGCTTTTTTAGTACCTGCTGCTTTCTCAGCGTCAATTCCTTCGCGCTCTTTTGTTATGTCGTCTTGACCTTGTTTAGCCATATAAGCTTGTGCTAATTGAGTTAAGCCTTCGCCAATTCCCATAGGCACAACTCGACCACTCACCATTTGATTCTGGCGAGGGGTAATTGCCTGCTTTGTTAAGGCATCTAATACCGCGCTTCTGCGGTCTAAATTTGCATATCGATTCTTATACATTAAGGTCTCCCTGCATAAGCGGAGCCTAACGAGAATAATCCGCTCATTAATGCGTTGCTGCCTGCTTGTTGGGCGTTATAGTCACCTAAAGCATAATCAGCGTTTGCTTGTGTAGCGCCTAAAATATCAGCGCCTCCAGTAAATTGTTGATTGCTGAAATTCTGGAAGTTAGGAGCTTGTACTTGTGAGCCTGTTCTAAATGCGTTCATCTCGTTTAAGGGTGTTTGTCGCTCAAGCAGTGCATTCTGAATATCTTGCTGATAAGTGTTGATGCCTGTCGTGTAGTCAGCCATCGCTTCATTTCCTTGCTGATTTCGACCTGCAATATCAGAGGCGTATTCTTGTCCTGCCTGTTGAGTCGCGTAGAGCTCAGCTTGTTGACGAGCATCCGTTAATTGACGGTCAATAGGTCGCATCGCTCTATCCCATGCCTCACTTCCCGGTGGAATACCTTGAGCTATCAGATTAGAGCGCATTTCATCGCGGTCTTGAGCCACATCTTCATTGACGCGAGATAACATGGCATCGGAGACTTGTTGTCTTCGTTGCCCATAAGAGTCTAGCTGGCCTTCGACTCCAGAATAAGTCGGGGTTGCGCTATCGATAGAGAAGCGGTTATTAAAAACATCGCTTGCTTGCTCTGCGCCTGCCAAGCCTAAATCGGCCATTCTCTGTTGAGTTGCTAAATTAGTATCAAATATCCCTTGAGACTCAGGGTTGAAGGCTGTTGTTGATGTCCAACTATCGGGGTTTTCTGGGTCTACTTCCCATGTTCGAGAGCCGTAGGGCGTAAATTCATCAGGACGATTAGCTGTAGTCGCCGAGCGAGCTGCTTCTAGGTTTCCTTCTGCCGTAGTCTCTGCTGCGCCAATATAATCTGGTGCAGGAGGTAGCTCTGCTCCGCCAAATAGAGTGTTAGTTAAACCACCAAGTAAACTCATTATTCAATTCCTTTCAGTAAAAAAATATGAGCTGTCGGCCTGCTATAAGTATACATTATAATATTCCTCCATGCTCATAAACGTAATCATTTGCTACCCAGTGAACCTCTAGGGAGTTTGTTGCTATTTTCACTTTGCCTGCCGCGTTAAATCCAACGTAGGCGCTTGGTGAAGTCCATTTTCTGACCACTTGAAGACCAGAAGTCCAAAAAGCCGCATCCCAAACAGATGAATCCCATGTTGCTGTCGTTGTGGCAGCGTACGAGGCCACTCCAGTTATGTCGTCATCTCTGAAATCAACATCAATATCCGTTAAAAATGAAATATCGCCATTCACTTGAAGAAGAGGGCGAAACATCGTAAATCTTTTCTGTTGAGAGGACTCACCAAAGTAATTAAAGGCTGTTTTCCCTTCAATGGTTATATTGTCGCCATTATCGTCTGTACCTGTCCACGCTTTATAGATAACCGTGCCGTCACCGAAGTACAGCTCATCGTTGTATTCTGCAAAGCATTCAGCATCCCATGAATCAAACTCACACCATGATTTAGTGATGGTATTCATTACATATTGCTTATGCTCGCCATCTTCTGCAACAGGCACATTAACCACTAAGGCTGTTTGTAATGGGTATAGAGTCGCCTCCCACCCAAAAGTTGAGCCGTAGTTTAGGGCTGCATCCGTAAAAGCAGTCTCTATTTTGTCGGTTATTGCCAAATCGTTACTTATTGAGGCAGATTGTAATGCCTTAGATAGTGGGTACACGCCATCTTGAGTGATAATAATTAAATCACCGCCCATCTTAGTGAAAGAGCGCCTTCCCAATGGTTTACCAACAAAAAACACGCCTGTTAGTACCCAGTCGGCTGCTGTTCCGGGGTTTGTTCCACGATAAACAACAACCTCGCCTTCGGAAGTCATAAAAGCCGCAGCATCATCCGGGCCATCGCCTGAGTCAAATGACCATGTAGCCATCCACATTAGGTAGCCGCCGCGATTACAGAATGAAGATAAATCAAACTCAGTTAAAGCGCCGCCTGCTGCGCCTGCTGCGAGATACCAGAATGATAAGGAATCTTTTTCAATAAAGAATAGTCGACCTTTATACTCATTCACATGAATTAAGTTAGTTAGCGTCACACCTGAAAGAAGAGGGCTGGATGCGCCTGTAATAACCGTCCATGATGTGCCGTTATAGTAAAGAGGGGCATCAACACCGTTGACCATAATAAGGTAGTTGTTGGTGCCATCGCCAAAGTTAAGGGTTTGCCACTTACCATTCGTTACTGTCGTTGATTGAGCGGAAGCTGCGCCTGCACTTGAGGCGTCCCACACATCATTATCATCAACAGCAAACATTTTATTTGTGCCGTTTAATGCGTTATACACAGCTAAAGTCTTAACTGTGCCAGTGACTCCTGTGCCATGAGAGGCGTAACCACCTCGACCTTTACAGTCTACGGTAGTAGGGAAGAAGTTAAGCAGCTTAATGGCATCATTCGGAGCCATGTTTGCGATAGAATCTCGCGCATTCCACCCCCCAGTAGGAGCAGAAACACTCATTACTGAGCTGGTTTGCTGTTTAACAGGGTTACGGTTTCGGGCAGGATACCTCACAGATTCCAATTCCCTTGATTCACCACAATGCCGGGCATTTTATCTCTAACACCATCGCTTAGACTGAGATTCTTATTGATTCCATCTCTACCTAACGCATCAGCGACCATCTTCTCATAAGACATAAAGTCGTCAGCATACTCAAAGCCCTTCTCTTTCTTCCATCGCCATCTAAGCCCTTTTAAAAGGATTTCATCAGGAAGCAAAAGAGTGTCGGTGTCTTCGGTGAAATACTGCTTATAAGTTGTGGTATCGGCATCCAATATCCAGTTTAAAGATACGTATTCAAATGCCCATGTATTACCTGCTGTTGGAGTAGGGGTAGCAATTAAATTACCCCCTCTAAGTCGTGCGCGGTATCGAGGAGAGGTTGCAGCAAAGCCTTTTTCGACCTGCCAGTCAACCGCATCAATAACCAAGACAGGTAGGTTTTCAGTCCTATCCCACATGGTATTGCTTTTTATATAAGAGAAGCCGTTAGTCGCTATCGAGGTCATAGCGCCTTGTGACTCAGTGGCAACCGTTGTATGAGTCGCCTCATTAACGAGTGACTGCCAATCACCTCTGCTTGCTAAGTCGTTCCCTTCTTCTTCTAACATCGCCATTACTTGTAAAACTTGGTCATCCGTTGAGCCGTACACTGATGTAGGCACAGGAATGTTTGACCGTCTGCAATGACGTTGGATCAAACTTAGCATTGTCATAGGTTATTCCTCTAGTTTTTTGCGTATCCCCTCATCTTTCGTCATGTGATGAGGTTTTTTACCGAATTTATCGATGTAAGCGGTCACTAACTTAGGGTCTTGAACTGTTTTAGTGCCAAACTTAGCTTTAGGAGCTGGTTTGTCGCTTACAATCGCGCTCTCAATAGGAGTTATAATATCAGAAATCGATATTTGCTCGCTTGTTTCTACTTCTGCCGCAGGAGCTACGTTTTGAGCGCCTTGCTTAACCATCATGTCCATTTGAGCTTGCATCGCCTCGATGGTGCCTTTTAATTGACCCATCTCGGTTTTTAATGCCGCATTCTCTTCAACAACAGAGCTTGCGCTACTCAAGTAAGCGGCTGCTTTCTCTTTTAAATTGACCGCACCCATTCCGATTCTTCGTAAGCCCTCGTCATTAGCCGCAGCTAAGTCTTCGATTGTTTTACAGCCTGCGTTTAGGATGTTTTTAACATCGGCAGGGGAAATAGCAGCCCAATTCTTAATTGACGTACCGTTTAAAGGAATATCTTGACCATCCTTCCATGCTTCGTACGCATCACGATACATTTTTAAGAATCCTGCCGGAATGCGGCTATTCTTTACATTATCCTCCAGATTAATAAACCAATTCTTAACTTTTTGCTCAACGCAATCTCTTGAATATGGAGGGGTGATTAAAGCCCAATCCTCATTCTTTGCTACATATTGTCCTGCCTCTAAAGTAGCCTGTTTATCGGCTACCGCTCTTGTTTCAAAGCGTACGTACGCAGGTCGTTCTTCACGTTCAACTAAATCAGTCATGCTCATTGGTTTCTCTCCTGTCAGGATTAAAATTAAGTGGGGTGAAGGGGCTTTCGC